TGGAAATTCTGATCCTGGAGTTATTGGATTACAGGATAAAAATTTAATTGTTAATAAAAGTATTTGGAACAAACCACAAAGAAGTATAAGAGAGTTGTTAGATGGATTGGGTGATGATAAAAGTTTAGAGAATATTTCTAAATTGATAAACGTATATGAATTTCCAACTTGGGAGAAAGAATCAATTGTACAGAAACAAGATTTAAAAGTATCTATTCCAAATTCTATGGCTATCACAGCTTTATTTGCTGGACAAGAAAATAATTTAGAGTTGGGAACTTATGATAAAAATAAAGGTTCTCTACAGGCTCAAAAATTGTCTAAATTTTTAAAATTAGATGAAACAGGAAATCCATTACCTAATAAATCTTTAGGTAAAGTATTTAATTTATTACCTTATGCTCAGAGTAACCAGTTAATGTTATCTGGTAATGGAGAATTTGAGTTTGGTATAAATGTACCACAATCAAATGATATTTTTTATAATCTTATAAATGCAAGTTATAAGAGAGCATTTTCAGGGAAACCTATTGATGCTATAGATTATGAAGCACCTAGAATAGAATTAGAAGTTATGGAACCAGAAGGACCTATGGATGTAGATAAATACAGAACTTCTCATTTAGGCTCAGATGGAACTATGTATCATGATGATGGTACATTGAAAACATCTGGTAATAGTATAGTAGATTATTTAAAATTGCAAGAGTATGAATTAGAGTATGATGTGAATAAGTCAGTACATGTAAATTTTTCAGCATTAAATGGACTTATGGATTTATCTTTAACTATTGATGGAACAGCAGGAATTTTTCCAGGAAATTCATTTATTTCTACCTATTTACCTAAAGCTTGGCAAATGAGAGTTAGTGGTTCAGCATCAGGACAATATCCTATTATATTTCAAGCAGTAGATGTAAGTCATGAAGTTTCACCAGAGGGATGGAAAACAGATATAAAAGGTATGCCTAGATTTAATCCTAAAGCGTTTCCATATGTACCTACTGAGTCTGAGAAAACTGCAGCAGAAAATGCAAATAGTGCACCAGACGATAATCCAGAAAATACTTATGGGATTGCTAATTATAGAAATTTCTTTAATTTAAATGCAACTGTTACACATCATATATTGACAAATGTGTTGAGAGGAATAAATACATCATTATTGGATTCTGATGCAGGATTTGTTATAGGAGACCGTAAACTTGGAGCTTTAAAGGATATCTTTTTTCCTGGAGATAGAGATGAAATTGGAGCTAAATATCAAATAAGAGCTCATAATTTAGATCAATTTGGTGGTTATGGATATAAATACGCAGATTTTACAGATATATGGGATGAATGGCAGGATAAATTAACTTGGGATTATCAAAATCCATTAATTTCTAAGGTTCCTACACGTTTTGCAGATGGGGATTATGGAAGGGTTGAACGAGCTATAAGTGGTGGTGGAAGAAATACAACAATTTACATACCAGGTAGTGATGGAATTATAAATACTCATATGGATGCAATGATATTTTTACAAATGTCTATTATTATATCGGGACTTACTTATTATGATAGTCATGTAAACCAAAAAGGTGAACCTGGTAAAACTGGTTTGGCTCATGTTTGGTATAATAAAATGTTAGCTGATACTAATTTTGAATCCAAAAGACCATCTAGTTTAATTACTGGTAGAACATCTTTAGTAACATCTCAACAAGATGTTGGAGATAAACAGGCAAAATATGAATATTTTAGGTCGGCAAATTTACCAGAAACTACAGGTTTCCATCGCGGTTATGAAGAGATGGCTGTACCCGTTGCATCTAGAATACGTATAGGTGATTCTTATGGAGTACAGAAGGTGCACCCAGTAGCAGCTAGTGACTCTCAAATGACAATTGGACCTATTAGAGCTGGAATAGTCCATACTGTGGAGGATTTGGATTATAATTTTACTATAAATTATTGGACTCAAATTTTTCTTACAATTATAAGAAATGAATTTGGTGCAAAAACTTGGAAAGAGTTTGATAATATTATTAAGAATCAATTTGAAGATACAGATTTCACCTCAATGGTACAAGGGGACGCTGAGAGAGTCGGTGTGGTAAATACTAAAAATATTTTTGATTTTGCACTTAAATGTCGATATTTAATATCAAATCCAACATAACATTGGAGTAAAAAGGTTATAAAATGAAAAAACAGGTTCTTGATAAGGGATTTGTTGAAGTTATAGATTCGTTAGGCACAGACCTAACGGTAGTTAATTCAGCAAGAGTTTCATTTGGTAAAAGAAAAGAAGTGTATGATAAGTCAGATAGAGCACTTGTAAAATTTCTTGCCAAACATAAACACTTCTCACCATTTCGACATATGATGGTACAATTCCATCTCAAAGCACCAGAGTTCGTTATGCGACAATGGTATAAACACGTTGTGGGAATAGAAACCACATCATCATATCCCACCAAAGACCATGCTTGGAATGAAATTAGTGGTAGATATACCCCAGTATCAGATTATTATATTCCTGAAATATGGAGAAAACAATCAGAAGACAATAAACAAGCATCAGAAGGTGAGTTGGATGATTTACAACAAAATAGAATGACTCATTTATATGAACGATATTTGTTAGATGTTGAAAGGGTGTATGAAACTATGGTACAGACAGGTATGGCTAAAGAACAAGCCAGAGTGGTATTACCATTATCACAATACACCGAAGTTTATTGGACTGCATCATTTCAAGCAATTATGAATTTTATTGATTTGAGAGATGAGAAAACTGCACAATGGGAAATACAACAATATGCTAAATGTTTAAAAGAAATGATGTATGACATTTATCCCGAAACTGTTAAAATATGGAGTGAAGTATATTGGAAATAATTGAGTCAAAAAAAGAATTTGAATCTTTTTGGTCTAAATATAGAAGCAGGAAGGCTGACCCAGTAATTTATTATGTTTTTTCAGATATACATTTACATCCATTACATAACAGAATATCTTTTTTATGTGTAAGAATAGATGATGATTATATATTACCATTTAATCATAATGATGCATTAAATTTACCTATTGAGTATTTAAATAAATTAAAAACAGAGAATAAAAAGTATGTGTGGAATAAAAAGAATCTTTTACATCAAATTGATTTTCAAAATATGAGAGATATATCTACAATATTATATTTAGAAACTAATAAAGATTATAATAATATTGGTGAAGCTGATAATTACATATCTTTTTGGGATTATAAATTTCCAAAACAAAAGAATCTTAATGATTATATTCCATTATTGAAGCATTATGAATATATTAAAAAACACATGGATGATAATATTTTTAATGATGAGTTTTCAAATTCAAGATATGATTATATGACTAGATTATTATACAATATAGAAAAAAATGGAATACTAAAAAACGATCAATTGGTTTATACACAGTATAATAATTTTACATCAACTGGTCGTCCATCAAATAGATTTGGTGGAATTAATTTTGCAGCATTAAATAAAACAGATGGTAGTAGAAAACCATATATAAGTAGATTTGGTAGTAAAGGTAAATTGGTTGAGTTTGATTATGATGCATACCATTTACGATTGATTGCAGATGTTTTAGATTTTGATTTACCAAAAACTTCAGTACATGAATATTTTGCAGAACTATATGGAATTACTTATAAAGAGGCTAAAGTATTGAGTTTTAAATATTTATATGGTGGAGTACCTTTTGATATTGGTAAAAATATAGAATTTTTTGGTAAGGTAAAAGTGTTTGTAAAGAAGCTTTGGAAGTTTTATCTAATGAATAAATATATAAAATCTTATATTTATAGAAAGAAGATATATAGTAATAATATGAGTGATATGAATAAAAATAAATTGTTTAATTATTTTATTCAAAATTTAGAAACAGAGAGAAATATGGTAATGTTAAATACTTTATTACCAAAGATAAAAAAGTATAGGAGTAAATTGATTTTATATTCATATGATAGTTTTTTGTTTGATTTTTATATAGAAGATGGTTTAGAGTGTTTACAATCAATTAAATCTATATTGGAACATACTGGCAAGTATCCTGTTAAGGTAAGTTGGGGAGATAATTACCATGAGATGGAAGATATAACGGAGAAATTTATAGCATGAGTTATTTTAAAAAAATTGCGGCAAAATGGTCACATAAAATAAATAAAGTAGAACCAAATCCTAAAAATAAGCATCATATATTTCATTTAGAAAATGTATTGTTAGATGAGGGGTGGAATTGGGATTCTATTAATGAATTAGTGGCTTTATTAGAAGCTAAACCTTCAGATTCCGAAGTAGAAAAGAGGAAGAAGGATAAAATTAAATATAAGAAAAAAACTAAAGATGGCGCTAAAGAAATAGAAATTCAGGCGGGCTCTGCAGCGGATGACCCAGAACACGAAGCTCACGCCCAAGCTCATGAATATGTGTATGGAGAAAAACCAAAAGATAAAGATGATACACAAACGGCAGAACCAATGGATTTTGATAGAAAAATCGGGAGTGAGAAAGAAGTAGCACCCAAACCTGAAGCTTCAGAAATATATAAAGATATAAAACCTGGACAGCTAATGAAAGGTGGAGATTCAGATATTAAACAGACTGGATTAAAATATGGTTATAAAGAAAAGAAAGGTGTATTTAAACCAGCTCCTGGAAATGCAGGTTCTATGTTGAATGAAATAATTTCTGGTGAGGTATCACAAATTTTAGAACAAAATCCAGAATTAAGTGATAAAGAATTAATAGATTTATTACAGAAACAATTTGGTAATACTGCATTATTTAAACAAAATTCTAAAAAACCAAAGGAAACAGTAGGTGGGATATCAACCAAAGCAGTACCTGAAGGACAGAATAGAGAACTTTATAGTAAGTTAATGATAGCAACGGCATCAGGTAGAAGGAAACATAATAAAGCTAAGAGAGAAGCTAAACAAAATAAATTTAAAAATCCAAAAATGGAAAATTATTATGGACATTCAGATTCTTTTGATGCTATGGTTAATGATATAAAGGGTAAACAGGTTATTGGACCAGATGGAACTCCAATAGAGTTTGAAGAAGCTGAAGAACTTATTAGGTCAGGTGGCAAAGGAGACAATCCTTCTGATACTGCAACTCTAGTATTTGATTCAGATTCAGATAGAGTAATTATGACTTTTCATTCTGATAAAGATAGTACTGAAGCAATAATTGCACAATCTTCAGCAAAAGCTGAAGCTGATGCAAATCAAGATAATGTACAGAAATTAGTTGATAGTAAGTTATTGGAACCAGAACAAGCTGAAGCAATAATGGGTGAAAATCAGGAATATGTAGAACAACAAGCTGAGATTGAGAGAGAATTAAAACAAGTTAGTGGTTCCCCAGCAAAATTTTTCCAAGATAACGTTACATTAGAAGATGCTTTGAAAAGTATACATAATGATACTAATCAAGATGGTAGTTCAGATAAAGAAAAAACTTCTACTAAATGGAATTCAACAGCAATTAAGGGAAAAAGTGGACCTAATGCAAATTTATTAAAATATTTAGATAATCAAGAAGACCCAAGTGATGAAGAATTGTTGGAAGCTTTTTTAGCATTCATGGCAGATGAAAATAAAACGAAAGATCCAACTAATAACCAAATAACACTTATGGATAGATTGAATAGAAGGTGGGCTAATAAAGGTGCTCCAGATGTAGATCCAATGATTGAAGATATAAGAAATAGAACAATACAGAATGAAACTGATTATATAGAAAGACAGGATGCAATTAAAATAAATTATGGTGGTACACAGATAGGGGTTGGAACATTTTTAGAAGGGAATACAATTTTTAAACAGTTTCATTTAGAGGCTATGAATTCGGAATCAGAAAAGGGAGTACATAAACACAAAGGTATGTTTGAAACAAATCATGGAGGTCTTTCTGTAGATGGAGAGGTGTTAAGAAAGTGTATTCCTGGAGTAAATAATAAAGAAGATTTTGTGACAAGGTTTGAGGTAGGAGAAGCTTCAGATCAAAAAGGAGTTAGGGGCAGTCAAAAGGGTAGGACTACTGGTAGTAAAAAAATTGTTTATGCTATACAAGAAAAGACTAATCCAGATACGGGAGAAGTAACAACTGAAAGAGTAGAAGTTGGAGTTAAGGTGGCTAGAACTAAGTCAGGAAAACTTGGTAAGTTACAAACAGTTTATCAATGGTCAGATAAAATGAAAAAATGTTTTTCGAAAGACGGTAAGCGCGGTTAATTAGTATGAAAACACAACTACTTTGCACTTTTGCAAAAAAAGATAATTTAAATGAAATAATTGATATTGTTATTAGTTGTAATAAAATTTTGTTTGATAAAATTTATGTTTTTAATAATGCACAAGAACCTAATAATTTAATTTGTACTTATAATGTAGAGTTTGAGACAGATTTTATGGAAGGGATACCAAATACAATTTCTATACATAGAAAAAAACACACCAACACTTTATATACAATAAATGCATTAAATCAAATTATATTACAATTAAATAAAGGGGTATTAGATAAAAGATTTCCAATTCCCTGGGAAAATTATCGTAATTGTATTTTGTTATATAACGACGATAAGTTGGTAGAGATAAAAACAAAAATTCATAAAGTAGTATTGGTTTCAGAATGGGGAGTGACAGTTTAAGGTAAATTAAGGTTATATGGAATACAGGTTTTATTATCCAGATTTTAGAATACATAAAAATCATACATTAAAGTCTAATGAATTAGATAAAATATTTGGGCAACCAATAGCATTTTGGTATGGTTCTTCACCGTATAAAAAGGTAAAAAAAGTAAATAAACGAATTACTAGATTATTTAACAGAGCAGATCCTTGTTTACCCTACATAGTTATATATTCAATACCTGATAGAGATTTGGGACATTATGCTAAGGGTGGAGAATCAAGTAACTCAGATTATATAGATTTTATAAAAAATGTTGCAAAAGGCATAGGAGATAAATCACCAATAGTAATATATGAGCCTGATGCGTTACCACAATCATTCCAAATGACATATGAAAATAAACAAAAAAGAATCGGATTAATTAGAAAAGCATTAAAACTTTTATATAAAGAGTGTAATGCTAAAGTATATTTAGATGTTGGTCACCCATATTGGTTAAAGAAAGATGAGGCTATAAGTATTTTGAGTGAATTTGATAAAAAGCATTATGAGGGATTTTGTTTAAATAGTTCTAATTTTGTTTCTACAGACCAATGTATGTTTTATGGAGATAAAATATTTGATAAAATAGATAAACATTATGTTATAGATACTGCAAGAAATGGGTTGGGATATTCAGGAGATTGGTGTAATCCAAAAACAGCGGTAATTGGGGAATTTCCAACAACTAAAACTAATAATGAATTGTGTGATGCATTTTTATGGATTAAACCTATAGGTGAATCGGATGGAAAAAGAAACGGTGGACCTAAAGCAGGTAGATTTTACTATGAGTATGCTATTAAGATTATCGAAAACTCAAAAAAAATTGGTAGTTTGTAGAACTACTTGATACTTATATGTGAATGGTTTTTAAGGTTACTAACCATTTACAATTAATAATTAATAATTTAATAATGAATATAGGAGATTAGAAAATGGATTTAGATCTAGTAAAAAGACGTTTGAATCAGTTACAAGCAACAAATCAAAGAACATCCGTTCTTTGGAAACCACAACCAGGAACACAAATTATTAGAATTGTACCTTATAAATTTAATAAGGACAATCCTTTTATCGAATTATTTTTCCATTATAATTTAGGTGGAAAATCTCATCTATCACCAATTTCTTTTGGTCGTCCAGATCCAATAGAAGAATTTGCCCAGAAATTGAAAACTTCTGGTAATCGTGATGATTATAGATTAGGTAAGAAACTCGAAGCAAAAATGAGAACTTTTGCTCCAGTTATTGTTCGTGGGGAAGAAAAAGAAGGAGTAAAATTCTGGGGATTTGGTAAAACAGTTTACCAGGAACTTCTTTCAGTTATTTCAGATCCAGATTATGGTGATATTACAGATCCATTAAATGGACGTGATGTTAATGTTGAATTTAAGACAGCAGAAGAAACAGGAGCTACTTTTCCATCTACTGCTATTAGAGTTAAGCCAGTAACGGCTCCGATTTCAGAGGATAAAAATATTCTCGAATTGGTATCAGATACACAACGTGAACTTACGGAAATTTATCAGGAAAAGACTTACGATGAACTTACTGAGATTTTAAATGATTGGCTTGAAGGTAAAAGTGATGAAAAGGAAGAATCTACTTCTACTAAAGGCAATTCTGTTACATCAGATAAAGTATCTGAAACTACAAAAACTGTAGAATCAGTTTCTTCAGCTTTTGATGAATTATTTAATCAAAACGCTTAAAACGTAAGGATAATATATGTCTGTACGGGATGAGTTAGCTGATGTCCTTGCTGATACTTTAAATAAGAAGTTTAAGGACATGAAAGTAGCGTATTTTTTAGATGGTTCTGATAGTACGCCAACAGATATAAAGGATTTTGTATCTACAGGTTCTACCATGTTGGATTTAGCAATATCAAATAAACCAAATGGTGGTATTGCTGTTGGTAGAATTACAGAACTTAATGGATTGGAATCAACTGGAAAATCTTTAGTTGGGGCTCATATTTTAGCTGAAACTCAGAAAAAAGGTGGTGTAGCAGTTTATATTGATACAGAAACATCAGTAAGCCATGATTTTTTAGAAGTTATTGGTATAGATGTTTCAAAAATGTTATACTTACATCTTGAGACAGTTGAAGATATATTTGAAGCTGTTGAAGAAATAGTTTTACAAGTAAGAGGGTCAGATAAAGATAGATTGGTGACAATATTAGTAGATTCACTTGCAGCGGCAACAACTAAGGTTGAATTAGATGCGGACTTTGATAAAGATGGTTGGGCTACTGCAAAAGCAATTATCGTTTCTAAAGCATTGAGAAAGATTACTCAAATGATTGGACGACAGAAAGTTGCTCTAGTATTTACAAATCAATTACGTGCTAAGTTAGGAGTAATGTTTGGAGACCCTTGGACAACAAGTGGTGGAAAAGCTTTACCATTTCACGCGTCAACTAGAATTAGATTGAAGAATAAAGGTCAAATAAAAGATTCTAAGAAGAATGTTATTGGGATGACGATTCTAGCGCAAGTTATAAAAAATAGATTGGGACCTCCACTAAGAAAAGCGGAGTTCCCTCTTTATTTTGAAAGTGGTATTGATGATGAAGGTAGTTGGCTAACCATAATGAAAGAATATGGTATAGCTAAAGTATCTGGCGCTTGGTACTCCTTACCAATGATTGATTTGGAAACTGGTGAAGAATTAGAAGTAAAGAAATTTCAATCAAAAGATTTTGCTGATATGTTAAAAGATAAAGATCTAAAAGAATATCTCTATAAACTCATCTGTGATAAAGTTATCTTGAAGTATGATAAAAGTGCTTTAGGAATAGACGATGTAGAAGTTACAGATGAGGTTGGTGATGGATAAAAGATATGTCAGTATACTTGACGAGATTAAGAAAAAGGGCGGCAGTTTAGATGGTGGTCACTTCAATGATAAGGTACTTATTGTAGATGGCCTGAATACCTTTATAAGAGTATTCAGCGTTATGCCAACTCTCAATGATGATGGAATTCATATTGGGGGAATAGTTGGCTTTCTAAAAAGTATAGGTTATGCAATCCATCTTTTCAATCCCACCCGAGCCATCATAGTATTTGATGGTAAGGGTGGGAGCACCCGCCGCCGTAAATTATTTCCTGAATATAAAGCTGGTAGGAAACCAAAGAGTAGATTAGTGCGCGCATATGATTTCGCTAGTGAGGAAGATGAGCGAAAAAATATGTTAAAACAATTACAATCAGTAATTGGATATTTACAAATGTTACCAGTTACAATTGTTGCTATGGATAATATTGAAGCGGATGACGTCATAGCACATTTATCTAAACAAGTTTTTGATGAAAGTAAAATAGTAATTTCATCTACAGATAAAGATTTTCTTCAACTTATAAATCATAGAATCAAAGTATATAGTCCTACTAAAAAGAAAATATATGATAGGGATGCAATATATGATGAATATGGAATTCCATCAAAAAACTTTTTAACGTATAGGATATTAGAAGGAGATAAATCTGATAATATTCCTGGTGTAAGGGGCGCTGGACTTAAAACAATCATCAAGAGATTTCCCAAAATCACAGATAGAGATGAACCATATTATACATTAGAAGAATGTATAAAAATTTCGGAAGAAAAGAAAGATGAATTGAAGTTGTATGAAAGTGTAGGTATTTGTAAAGAGCAATTATTTCTTAATAGAAAATTAATGCAATTATTTAACGTAGATTTAACTCCTAGTAGTAAGATGAAAATTATGGATTTGGTTGAAACTCCTATAACTGAATTGATAAAATTTAAATTTGAAACTATGTTTTATCAAGATAAATTATTTACTGCGTTACCAAATTTGCAGGGGTGGTTAACTCAGAATTTTACACAATTAAATAGATACGCGAGAATGAGTCATGGGAAGAAAGCGTAAATATTTTACAGATAAAGAAAAGAGAGATGCTCAACGACAATGGCAGATGGACCATTACGAGCGTAATAAGGACGCTTTACGTAAAGTAGCAAGGGATAGATATAGAAAGAAAAGACGAGAAGAAATAGAGGAAGTTCGTAGAAAGCAGTTATATGGAGAGTAAATTGATAAATGGAGATTCATTAGAAGTTTTAAAAGATTATGATGCTGATTCAGTAGATTTACTCTGTACGGATCCACCATATGGATATGGGTTTATGGGAAAGTCGTGGGATAAAACACTTCCACCAAAAGATATATTTCGAGAATGTTTTAGGGTATTGAAACCAGGTTCATTTGCATTCGTTATGTCTGCACCAAGAAGTGATGTTCAATATAGAATGGTTCAATTGTTAGAGGAAGTTGGATTTGAAGTAGGTTACACACCAATCTATTGGGCATATGCAACAGGTTTTCCAAAGGCTATGAATATGGGTAAATCTGTTACGAAACGAGGTGATATAGATAAGGCCAAAAAACTTGAAGGAAGTTATGCAGGATACCAACCAAAACCTGCAGTAGAAGTAGTAATAGTGGCAATGAAACCATTAGACAAGAAAGGTTATGTAGACCAAGCACTTGATAATCAAAAGGGTGTAACTTGGTTAGATGATTGTAGAATACCATTTGCAGGTATGAATGATAAAGAACAATTTGATAAAGATAATGTTGCTGCTATGATGAACTTTGATGGGAAATATGAAAAAGGTGAAGGTAAGATGTATGAAGGTGGATGGGAAAAACCAAATAGAGAAGGATTATCAAGAGGAACACATGCATCAAGAAAATCTAAAAGTGATACCTATGAACGAGTTTCAGCATTTGGAGATACAGAACAATCAGAAACCAAAGATGGTAGAAATCTATGGGGAAAGAAGGCCACTAAAAAAGTTAAAATAACAAAACGACAACCACGTACAGACCATAATGTATTTAAACAGAGTGGATTTAAGAGTGAAGATAATGATACAGCAGAAGCATCACCACTTGGTAGATTCGCCGCTAATCTATTAGTAAGTGATAGAGTATTAGATACAGGTAAGAAAACCAAGTCAAGTGGTGGTAGAGCATATCAAAACACAAATGATATGTTTAGTGGTGGTTGGGCATATGATGAAGAAGGTACAGGTGAGAATCCAGGTAAAGGAGATGAGGGAGATTTTAGTAGGTATTATAGTTTAGACGAGTGGTGGAAAAGTAGAATAAGTAAATTACCAGATGAGGTTAAGAATACTTTTCCATTTTTCATTATTCCTAAAGCTAGTAAGAGTGAAAAGAATATGGGATTAGACAATGTTCAAGGTAAGTATTTAGATGAAAGCAGAAAGGTAGGAAGTCCTGGAGGAACTAATCCAAGAAATAGAGGAGCAGAAAGTAAGAGAAAAAACTTTCATCCAACGGTTAAACCAATTCAATTATTTAATTATTTAGTAACACTTGGAAGTAGAAAAAAAGATGTAGTCTTGGATCCATTTATGGGAAGTGGCACAACTCCAATTTCATGCGTAATTTCAGGAAGGAATTACATAGGTATAGAGAGAGAAGAAGAATATTTTGAGATAGCAGAATCGAGAGTAGAGAATGCAATCAATCCATCAAATTTAGTTAAACACGAGTTCTTTTAATATGTCAGATACATTAATACAATTCGGACATTCATTTCAGAAAAAAATAATGGTTTTATTATTATTCAATAGACGTTTTTTACAAACTATTAGTGATATTATTTTACCAGAATATTTTGATTCAGATGCTGATAAGTGGTTAGTTAGGTCTATTAAGAAGTATTATGAAAAATATAAGGTAGAACCTACATTAGACGCAATAAAAATACAAATAGATGATATTTCATCTGATATGTTAAAAAAATCAGTTGTAGATAATTTAAGAGAAGCGTTTCAACATAGAGAAGCTCCAGATTTAGAATTTGTAGAAGAAAAAGTTTTAGAATTTTGTAAAAATCAAAACTTAAAAAGTGCAATTATGGAATCCGTAGATATGTTAGAAAGACACGATTATGATGGAATAAAAACAGTTATTGATGTTGCTATGAAGGCTGGTACTACAAAAGATTTAGGTCATGATTATGTAGAAGGATTAGAAGAACGATTAACAAAATCTGTTAGAGATGTAATTCCTACTGGTTGGGAAATTATAGATGAAATTATGTCTGGTGGTCTGGGTAAAGGTGAAATGGGAGTTTTAGTAGCACCAGCGGGAATTGGTAAAACTTGGATGTTACAGAGGATATGTTATCATGCGTTATGTATTGGAAAAAATGTTTTACATTATACATTAGAATTAAATCAATCTTATATCGGATTAAGATATGATACAATTTTTTCAGGAATACCAACTAGTGACATAAAATATCAAAAGGAAGCAGTTAGAAAGGCATTGGAAAAGGCTAAAGGAAACTTGTTAATTAAATACTTTCCAACTAGGTCTGCATCAGTTCAAACATTTAGTGCACATATGAAACAAGTAGAACTAAGTGGGTTAAAACCAGATATTGTTATAGTTGATTACGCAGATATTATGAAAGATATTAGTGGTGGTAAAGAGTTAAGACATAGATTAGGAAACATTTATGAAGATTTAAGAGGACTTGCTGGTGAAATGGAGATTCCAATATGGACGGCTTCTCAAGCAAATCGTTCCAGTTTAGAAGAAGAAGTTATTGGGGCTGAGAAAATTGCAGAAGCATATAGTAAGGTTATGACTGCAGATTTTGTTTTAAGTCTTAGTAGAAAGATTGAAGATAAGGCAGCAAATACAGCAAGAGCTCATGTAATTAAGAATAGATTTGGTATTGATGGAATAACTTATCCATGTACTATGAATACTCATACTGGGTTAATAAATGTTCATAGACCATCTTCTAAGATGGGGGTTGAAGCTTCTAAGAAAATGAGAAGTGCAGAGGATTTTGTACGACAAACTGCTAGAAGTGCATATAAAGTATTAGGTCCAAATGCTCAAAAAAGTAGTGAAGAAAAAACTTCTGATAAAAACTTAGATGGTTTTGAATAATATTGTAAAATTCATAATTATATTTTAATATATATAGTACTTATTATTGGCGATGGTAAAAAAATTTATTAATTTAGGGGAAGAAATTTTTCCCTACTTTTTATGGGGAAATAATTTTGGGAAGAAAGAGAATATATCGTACTAAAAAAGAGCAAATAAATGCTAGACGGGCAAGACAACGGAGATATTATTGGAAAAATAGAGAGTCAATTCTTGAAAAAAAGAAGAAGGCTTATTGGTTAAAGAAATATAAAGGCTATGAGGAGTTGTAATTAGATGGAAAAATTTAAGTTATCTGAACAGTTTATAAGTAAGTATAAAAGAAAGAGGCCCCCATTTGGTTTTAATGGTTTAGGTGAATTAGTTTATATGAGAACATACTCTCGAATTAAAAAAAATGGAAAAAACGAAAGATGGTGGGAAACCATTAAACGGGTTGTAGAAGGAACTTATTCAATGCAAATGAGTTGGATAAATCAACACCAATTAGGGTGGAATGCGTGGCAAGCTCAAAAGTCGGCTCAAGATATGTATGACCGAATTTTCAATATGAAATTTTTGCCACCTGGCCGTGGACTTTGGGCAATGGGAACACCCATTACTGAAAAAAAGGGTTTGTACGCCGCCCTAAATAATTGTGCATTTGTATCTACATCAACAATTAAAGAAGATTATGCTAAACCATTCTGTTTCTTAATGGACGCATCAATGTTAGGTGTAGGAGTTGGGTTTGATACTAAGGGTGCTGGAGAAATTTTAATAAAGGGGATAAATAAAAATAGGGAAGAAGAAACTTTTATTATTCCAGATACTCGGGAAGGTTGGGTAGAATCACTTAGGTTATTGTTGGAAAGTTATTTTCATGAAACAGCTTCCATTATTTTTAATTATACAAAAATTAGACCAGCAGGTGCACCAATAAAAGGTTTTGGTGGAGTATCAAGTGGTCATGAACCACTAAAAGAAATCCACGAGGAAATAAGAAAAGTATTAGATAAAAATAGTGGAGAACCAATTACAGTTACTACAATTGTAGATATTATGAATCTTATAGGAAAATGTGTTGTAGCAGGTAATGTAAGACGTACTGCAGAGATTGTGTTTGGTGATCCGTATGATGATGAATATTTAGACTTAAAGAATTATAAAGTAAATAAACATAGAGAAACATATGGTTGGACTTCCAACAACTCAATATACGCAGAACTAGGTATGGATTATACTGATGTATGTAAGAGAATTAATGATAATGGAGAACCTGGATTAGCATGGTTAGAAAATATGAGAAGTTATTCTCGAATGAAAAATGGTAAAGATAATAAAGACCATAGAGTTGCGGGTGGAAATCCTTGTTTAGAACAATCATTAGAATCATATGAGTTATGTTGTTTAGTAGAAACATTTCCAAACAATCATGATTCATTAGAAGATTATCAAAGAACACTTAAATATGCTTACTTGTATGCAAAAACAGTTACATTAGGTAAAACCCATTGGTCGGATACGAATAGAGTTATGTTACGTAACCGACGAATCGGTTGTTCAGTTAGTGGCGTTGCGCAATTTATCACAAATCACGGAATGGAAGAGTTAAGGAAATGGTTAGAAAGTGGATATGATACAATACAAGATTGGGATTGTATTTATTCTGATTGGTTTGCAATACCCAAATCAATCAAAACCACTTCAGTTAAACCAAGTGGCACAGTTTCCCTTTTGGCTGGAGCTACTCCAGGTTTACATTATCCTGAAAGTCGTTTCTATATAAGAAGAATGAGATTATCAAATCAGTCTGATTTAATAGAACCTTTAAAGAAAGCAGGTTATAAGATTGAACCAGCTTTTGGTTCCGAGGATACTACAATGGTTGTAGAAATTCCTGTTGATGTGGGTGAGGGGATTAGAACAGCTATAGAATTGTCTATATGGGAACAATTCAGTTTAGCTGCATTTATGCAACGCCACTGGGCTGACAATCAAGTTAGTTGTACAGCCACATTTGACCCTGAAACTGAGTCAACTGAACTACCACACGTTTTAAATTATTTTCAGTATTATTTAAAAGGCATTTCATTATTACCTAGATTAAATGGTGGTGCTTATAAACAAATGCCATATGAATCAATAGATGAAAAAACATATCATTTTGAAGTTGAGAAACTTGGATATTTGAGTTTTGTTGGGGTTGAAGGTGAACAAGCTGAAGTAGATAAGTTTTGTAATAATGATGTTTGTGATATACCAGGAGAAGAAATTTATGAAGCATAAATTAGAATACATCTGGTTGGATGGTGGAGAACCAACATCCCAGTTAAGAAGTAAAACTAAAATTGTATCAAATTTTGTAAATGAATCAAGATCAAATGTTTTATCAAAAACATCATACGGAGAAGCTCCAATTTGGGGATTTGATGGTTCCTCTACCAATCAAGCAGAAGGACATAATTCCGATTGTGTATTACAACCTGTTAGAGTTTATCGTAACCCGTTAGAACCAGCTAGTTCTATAGTACTCTGTGAGGTATGGAATGTAGATTATACACCACATGAAACAAATACAAGAAACAAGTTAGTTGAACTTTTAGAAAGTTTAAGCGAGGATCCAGAAGAATGGGTAGGGTTTGAGCAAGAATATACTTTGTATGATTTAGATACATCTAAACCATTAGGTTGGCCAAAAGATGGAGAACCACCACCACAAGGAGATTACTATTGTGGTAGAAATGCTGGCGAAGATATTATAACAGAACACACAAACGCTTGTATTGAAGCAGATATAAGTATATGTGGAACAAACGCCGAAGTGATGTTAGGTCAATGGGAATATCAGATTGGAGCTGGTGCGTCGTTAAAGATGAGTGATGATTTATGGATTGCGCGTTGGTTAATGGAAAAGATTTGTGATGGACATAATGCATCAGTTTCATTAGATCCTAAACCAATAGAAGGTGATTGGAATGGAGCTGGGTGTCATACTAATTTTTCTACAAAATGGATGAGAAATGGAGTTTCAGGATGGTACAGGGGAAAGAGATTAACTGCAAAAAATGTGTCTGGTGATAAAAATTGGTCATCAGTTGACGGTGAAACGTGGGATGGTTTAGAAGAAATTGAGAAACACATATCTAAATTGGAAAAAAATCATGAAGAACATATGGCAGTATATGGTGAAGGAAATGAAAGACGATTAACAGGTTTACACGAAACACAAGCCATAGATACATTCAGTTGGGGAGTTTCAGATAGAGGAGCATCCATTCGTATTCCATGGCAAGTAGAAAAAGATGGATGTGGTTATTTAGAAGATAGACGACCATCAGCTAATTGTGATCCATATGAAGTTTCATATAAATTAGTTGAGACTATTTGTAAATAGTACTTGACTTGTATAGGGTTTTATTAGTATATTTAGACATGATAAATTGGAGAAATACATAGTTGTATCAAAACGCATATTTTGATGGAAGAACAATTCATCTTTGGGATGATAAATTAGGTTATAAGAAATTTTCGAATAAAAGATATGCTTATTTACCAAATAAAAATGGTAAATTTGTTGCATTGGATGGTACTAGGGTCAAAAAAGTTTTTAGATATGATAAAAAGGACTCTAACTTATATGAAAGTGATGTACCAGCAATTACTAGAGCATTAGTTGATAATTATACTCAAAGTGATGAACCATCTATTGGTCATAAAGTTATGATTTTTGATATTGAGGTTGAGGTTACAGAAGGATTTCCATCACCATCAAAGGCAGAAAATAAAATAACTGCTATTGCATTATGGGATAGTGTTACAGACGAATATTATTGTTATGTTTTAGATCCAGAGAATAAACTTGAGATTGAATCAGAAGATGGTATATTAAAAAATGAAAATAATACTGTAGTTAGATTCAAATCAGAAGTTGAAATGTTAAATGCATTTTTTGGGAAGTATTATGAGATAAGACCAACTATTATTACTGGATGGAATATAGATAATTTTGATGTACCATATTTGTATAATAGGGCTATACAATTATTAGGTCCTGAGATAGCTAATTTATTATCACCAATAGGAGTTGTTAAGTATTCTGAATATAGACAAAAATTTGAAATAGCTGGAGTGGCTGCATTAGATTATTTAGGTATATATAAAAAGTTTACACCAAATGAAGTTAGTAGTTATAGATTAGATGATGTGGGTCAAAATGAAGTGGGAGTTAGAAAAGTTGAATATGAAGGCACATTAAATGATTTATATGAAAATGATAGAAAAACGTTTGTAAAATATAATTTAAATGATGTTCATATTGTTGTAGAATTAGATAAAAAATTAGATTATATTGAAATATCCAGAGGTATATGCCATATTGGTCATGTACCATATGAAGATATTTATATGAGTTCTCGTTATTTAGAAGGATCTATTCTAACTTACTGTAAAAAGAGAAATATTGTAGTACCTAATAAAAATCCATATGGTAGACAGTTGATGAGTAAGAATGACAAATTCGCAGGAGCTTATGTTCAAGATCCAATTAAAGGTAGACATGAGTGGGTTTATGATTTAGATGTTACTTCAATGTATCCAAGTGTAATTAGGTCATTAAATATTTCACCAGAAACAAAAGTAGGGAAAATTTTGGGGTGGGATGCTGAAGAATTCGTAAAAAATAATAATAAAAAAACATATACTTTAATGAGTGGTAAAGAGGAAATTTGTAAGTATGATGAAAAAGAATTAAAAAATTATTTGGATAATACTAATGTTTCTATAGGTTCTAATGGAGTTTTGTATAGGATGGATAAAGAAGGATTGATACCAGCTATTTTATCTCAATGGTTTAATACTCGAGTAGAATATAGAAGATTGGCAAAACAATTTCATGAAGAAGGAAATGAGCAACAATTTCAATATTATGATAGACGACAATA